TCTAATTTTAAATCAAACATCTGCGAAGGTGGTGCTATCGTTCCTTATGATAGATGTCTTCGTGGTGGTTATGGTTTAATTCAATGGACATCTAAACATCGTTACATTGGTCTTGGCAACCATTGTACTAAACGTAATGAAGATCCTAGTGGTCTTAAATGTCAAACTGATTACATGATTAATGAGATGAGGTTTAGAAAAGATCTCTATGCTTTTCAAACTAATCATCAAACAGTACGTTATTATATGAATGCTGCATACTACTGGTTAGGCTGGGGTATTCATGGTAACCGTACAAAATACACTTATTCTTTTTTAACTAAACTCAAATGAAATTCCTTGCTATCCTCCCTGCAACCCTGATTGCTGCTACTCCTGTAATGGCTGGTCCTTACGTAAACATTGAAAGTGAGTCTAAGTCTACTGGTGTAGATTTTAATAAAACAGTGTTGCGTAATGATGTTGGTTATGAAGGAGCATTCAGTGAATCAACAAAATATTATATCCAAGGTGGACCTGCTTTTGTAATGCCTGACGGTAAAGCAACAACTACTGAAGCCTCTGGTAAAGTAGGTATTAAGACACAACTTAGTGAGCGTCTTGGTGCTTATAGTGAATTCAAATTCTTGACTAGCGGTGGTATGGATCTAGGGGAGCCTATCGGAACAACTGCTAAAGCAGGAGTTAAGTACAAATTTTAATAGCTAAAACGCATATGACTTCCCCCTTGACCTTACCACTTCTAAGGCGCCTGTGATGGGCTAGAAGCACGTCCGTTCATCCTTCGGGACGCATGACACCATAAGCATGGAACGGGGCTTATGGAGGCTTCTAAAGAGGTTACTATGCAAGGCAAAACTTATTGCTATCGCGGTGTAAAATACACCAAGTGAGATAGATCTAACAGAGGGGTGCAATTCCCCTCTTCACTATTGGCATTGGCCCTTACGAGGATACCCTTTGCCGTCTAGACGGTGGGATAGACCACAACACAAATTAAACATCAAACGTTTGGTGAAAGCTATATCTTTATTATTTATTTTTTAAAATGACTTATCAATCTAGTGTAAACCCCGCACAGCTTACGGCGCCGGGTGCACTTAATGGTGCTATCGCTGATACTAGCGAGCGCCGCGCTCTCTATCTGAAACTGTTCAGTGGAGAAATGTTCAAAGGATTTCAAAACAATACAATCGCTCGTGATTTGGTCATGAAGCGTACATTGACTGGTGGTAAGTCAATGCAGTTTATCTACACAGGTCGTACCAAATCTGAATACCATACTCCTGGTAACAGCATTCTTGGTGACTCCAACAACGCTCCTCCTGTAGCAGAAAAGACCATCACGGTTGATGATTTGCTGATTAGTTCAGCCTTCGTTTATAATCTTGATGAGACTCTTGCTCAGTATGATATGCGTTCTGAGATTTCACGTAAGATTGGTTATGCCCTTGCTGAAAAGTATGACCGTTTGATCTTCCGTCAAATTGCTAAAGGTGCTCGTCTTGCATCTCCAGTTTCTAAAACTAATTATGCTGAGCCAGGTGGTACTCAAATTCAAGTTGGCACTGGTGCAGGTTCTGAATCTGATGCTTATGATCAAGCTAAACTTGTAAATGCATTCTTTGATGCAGCTGCTGCTCTTGATGAAAAGGGTGTATCACAAGATGGACGTGTTGGTGTCTTGAACCCACGTCAGTATAATGTATTGATTCAAGCTACTGGTGATAGTGGTTTGATTAATCGTGATGTACAAGGTGCTTCACTGCAAAGTGGTAAAGGTGTTGTAGAGATCGCTGGTATTAAGATCTACAAGTCGATGAATATTCCTTTCTTCGGTAGGTATGGTGTTAATTATGGTGGTGCTATTACTAGCCCTGGTAACGTTGGTGACTTCATTAGTGAAGACATCGAAGCTGGTACTGTTAGTACTGATGCTGGTCCCCGTAATAACTACGGTGCTGCTAATGCCTTTGAAACCTCTTGTGGTTTGATCTTCCAGCGTGAAGCTGCTGGTTGTGTCGAAGCTATCGCTCCTCAGGTTCAAGTAACCAGTGGTGATGTCTCCGTGATTTATCAGGGTGATGTTATCTTGGGTCGTCTTGCTATGGGTGCTGATTTCCTGAACCCTGCTGCTGCTGTTGAGCTTTATGCTACTAACAGTGCTCCTGCTGCATTTGGTTCTTCTTATCCTGCAAACGTTACCTGATACGTTTGTTTATCTTATATTGGGAGTCTCTTCGGGGACTCCTTTTTTTTAATTCTTTATTGAGAATAATACTCATTATCAAATTATGCCTTTTCCTACTACTGGCTCCAATACTGAGCTACAAGCTGTTAATCAGATCCTGGCGTCAGTTGGTCAGGCTCCCGTGAATACTCTAACAACTGAAACAACTTTTGTACTTGAACCACTTACTGCTTTTACTGGTAGTATTTCTGGTACTACATTAACTACTGAAGAAGCAGACATAACTGTAGGTACTTATTTAAGTGGTACTGGTATTATCCCTAACACAGCTGTTTCTACAACAGGTGTAGCTGTTCCAGCATCAAACCCACAAACATATAATTACACTGTTAATATTTCACATTCATCGACAGGTAATATATCAATCCTAAAATCAGTTGTTTCTTATAAAGTAGAAACTCAAACTAACCCGGACGTTGCGATTGCTTTTAATACTTTAAAAGAAGTATCACGTGAAGTTCAGTCTGAAGGCTGGACATTTAATAAAGAATTAAATCTAGAAGTAACACCAGATGCAACTACAAAGAAAGTAGTTATTCCTAATAATGCTATTCAATATGATCTTAGCCAAGATTATGCGGCTAACCTAGGAAAAAATAGTGTTAATCGTGGAGGTTATCTCTATGATACTATTCACCATACAGATAAATGGGGAGATGGAACGCTTTACATTGATGTGTTATGGGAATGGAATTATGAATATCTACCACAACCTATTCAAGCTTATATTGTAGCTAGAGCATCTTCTATATTCTCTAGTAGAGTGATTGGCGATGGACAACAATTCCAAATGCTGTCACAAAAAGAAGCGTATACAAGAGCTATGGCTCTCGAATACGAATGTAATCAAGGTGATCATACATTCTTTGGTCAACCACAAGGCGGTAATTATTACCGTAGTTATAAACCATTTAACGCACTGTATCGCTAATGCCAGTAGTAACACAACTATCACCTAATTTTTTAGGTGGTGTCTCTAACCAAAACGACGACAAAAAACTAGCTGGTCAGGTATCTGAGTGTATTAATGGTTATCCTGACCCTACCTATGGTCTACTAAAAAGACCTGGTATGAAATTTATTGAGCACCTAAAAGATACAAACGACAATGCTTATAATAAAGCTGATTTAGAAGATGCTATATGGTTTTTTCTGGATCGCAGTGAAACCACTTCTTATATTGGTGCTATTAAAGGTATTAATATTTATGCTTGGAATGCATTAACAGGTAAAGCATGTAATATTACAAACAATAGTGGTTCGTATTTAACAGGTGCTAATACTTCAGATCATTTTCATTTCCGTAGTATTCAAGATACTACAATTATTACCAACCAAACTAAAGTTACAGCAATGCTACCAGCTGGTACTTTTGTTGCTAATTCAGTAGGTACTTTAAAATTAATTTCACTTGTTAATGGTTACGATTATACTGTAACTATTCAAGGTATATCTGATACAGCTACAGAAACAGGAAATAAAACTTTTCAAGAATTTTTAACTGGAGTTAATGCTAATAATTCACTATCTGGTGAAGTAAAAAGTATAATTGAAACACAACAAAACGCAAGTAATGCTAATTTTGATGGTGTTTGGTATATTGAGTCTTATGTTAACAGTTTAGTTATTAGAAGATTTAGTGGTGCTAATGCAGTTGTTCTAAATAATACACCAAGTACAATAACTGGCACACCTTTACCTTTTACTTTAACAGCAGTAGGTGGTTTTAATAATGATTCAATTGAAGCATTTTTAGATCAAGTTAATGATGTAACTGAATTGCCAGCTGAATCTTTTGATGGTCATAACGTAAAAATTTTAAATACTAATAGTGATAGTGATGATTACTATGTTAAATATGTAGCTTATGATGGTATACGTGGTAAAGGTTACTGGCTAGAAACAATTGCTAGGGATGTTTCACCTGGAATAGATGCAAGAACAATGCCACATAGATTTATCTATACTAGCACTATTAATACTGTAGATCAATTTACATTTGAACCAATACCTGTAGATACTGCTTTATATCCTAATGCAGATACCAATACATTTGGTGTACCTAGATTAACTGGTGATGACATTACAAGTCCAGTACCTTCCTTTATAGGTAAAACAATCAAAGCTACATTTTTCTATAACAACAGATTTGGTTTGTTATCAGAAGATAATGTAATCTTAAGTGTAGCTAATGAACCTTTTAACTTCTTTGTTAAATCAGCTTTAACACAAATTGCTTCAGATCCTATTGATTTAAACGTATCTAGTACAAGACCTGTTACGTTATTTGATGTCTTACCTACAGCACAAGGTCTTTTGTTATTTGGTGATCGACAGCAGTTTATTTTATCAGCTACTGATGCAAATACATTGACACCTACGTCTTCTATTATCCGTACAGTATCTAGCTATGAAATGGATAGTAATATATCTCCTGTAGATATTGGTACTACTGTAGGTTTTGTTAATAAAGTACCTGATTATGCTAAAGTATTTAGTATGCAGTTACGAGATGTAGAACAACCCCCTATTGTTGTAGACATCAGTAAAGTTGTACTTGAATGGATTCCTGAAAGTATTGATAGATTAGTTTCTAGCCCACAAAACTCTTTTATTTTACTTGTAGATAGACAATCGTCTTATATCTATATGTATAGTTATTATAACGATGGTGAAAAAGATCTATTTCAAGCTTGGACAAAATGGAAATTAACAGGTACTATTCAAGATGCTTACGTTTTAAACGATGACATTGTAGTTATAACACAACAAGAAGAAGCTTATTTGTTAAACTCAATTACAGTTAATGAGTTACCTACAGGTGATGTTTCTGTTGTACTCGATTCTAATAATGAGTTTGTTGTAACAGGTAATCCATGTCTTGATTTGTTTTCACTCCCAAAATCTCCTGATGGAATTATCGATAAAGTTGTTTATAACCCAACTGACAATTTAACTAAAATCTACACACCTTATAAACCTATTTCTGGTAAAAAAGGTGCAGTTTTAATTGGTAAACCTGATAAAGATGAGGGTTATTTCGTAGAAGTAACACCTAAAATTGAAGCCAATACAAACTATAACTATTTTGAAGCTGTAGGAAATTTAAGTGATGCAGCTGATAGTATTATTATTGGCTACAACTATAACTTTGAAGTACAATTACCTACATTTTATTTTAGACGAAGAGATGGTAACTCTGTTGACTTTAGTGCTATATTAACTATTGCTAGAATTAAAGTATCTACTGGTCGATCAGGTCCACTGGTATTTGAAACTAAATTAGGTAGCTCTAAAGAATGGACTTTAATTAAAGAGGTTACATTAATTGATGATTATGCATTTAGTACGAGTCCTGTAAAACCTGAATATAGGTTTGATGTACCTATACATCAACGTAACACTAATTTTAAATTAAAAATGACAAGTAATTATCCATATCCTGTATCTCTTGTAGAGATGATGTGGGAAGGAAACTATTCACCTCGATATTATAAGAGGGCTTAATGTTTGACATTGAATTTAATCCTAAGGAAAGTTTTCTTAAAGAACAGTTAGAAACTTCTGGTCTTGAGATGAAAATTTTTGGTATTGGAGCTGGTGAAGAAAATCGAAGAAGAGTACAGGAAGAAAACAAAGAACAAAGAAAATTAAACCAGCAAGCAAAAGCCAATTACTCCTACGAAAAAGAAGTCTTCAAAGCAGAAAAAAACGATTATTACGCTCAACGAGATTTTGAATTTGAAACTGCATTAAAACAATATGATTACAATACAGAAATACAAGATTATTCATACGGTCAATCTTTAGCACGTTACGAAAAAGATCTTGGTATTTATGAAGCACAACTTGGTTATAATCAAGATGCTTTTGGATTAGCTATTGGTGATCAACAAGCTGCTTTACAAGATTTTGGATTACAACAAGCATTTCAACGTGAAGCTATTTATGCAGATCTTGAAAATGAATTAATTAACCAAGGTTTTAATAGAGAAACACAAGAAGTTAAAGCTGAAACTAT